GCATTAGGAGATTGTGTATAGATGGCAACACCTAGAAAAAAGGGAATGGGGATCAAAACTTCGGTTAAGTCAGGTAACTTTAGAAAGACTAAAACAGGAGCGGGAATGACAAAGAAAGGCGTAAAAGCCTATCGAGCTGCAAACCCAGGTTCTAAACTCAAAACAGCTGTAACAGGGAAAGTTAAGAAAGGCTCTAAAGATGCAAAGAGACGTAAGTCATTTTGTGCAAGATCGGCAGGGCAAATGAAGAAGTTTCCTAAAGCTGCTAAAGACCCTAACTCTAGATTGCGTCAAGCACGTAAACGATGGAAATGTTAAAAATGGATGAAACAACAAAACACTTGATAGACTTATCGGCTATCTTTACCGCTGTAGGCACTATGATGTCTATGCTACCTGTATTAGCTTCATTATTTACTATTATATGGATGGGCATTCGTATTTGGGAAACCAAGACAGTGCAAAAGTTATTTGGTAATAAAGAAGTTATTGAGGACGAAGGCGCTAAACCAAGAAAACCTGAAGCTTCGAGTAATAGGATTAATAAGTAGTGCCCGTAAAAAGTAAAAAGCAGGAAAAGTTTATGCAAGCAGTGGCTAATAACCCAGAGTTTGCTAAAAAAGTAGGTGTTAAACAATCAATCGGACGAGAGTTCACTAAGGAGAAAAGCATGAAAACTAAGAAAATGAATATGGGTGGCCGTACAGGTGACATGATGTATTCAAGAGGTTACGGAGTTGGTAATAAAGGTAAGCGTATGCCTACTGAATTAATGACTGCGCCTGGTATGAAAAAGGGTGGTAAAGTCAAGAAAATGAGAAAGGGCGGTAATACATCTCGTATGAATGAACTTGAAGAATTGGGTAGAGTTGATGCTGAAAAAGGTTATTCTGCTAAAGGCAAAAGAAATCTTAAAGATGAAAAAGCTCGTGTTGTTCGTGAGATTAAAAACAAAAAAGCTGGCGGTAAAGTTACGGCAGACATGGAAGGCAGAGCATTAGTTAAGAAAACTGCTGACGCTAGAGGTAGAGCTATGGCGACAGGCGGAATGTTAGCTAGAACCGGTGGCTCTTCAGCTAAAATGAAAGCTAAAGGTAAAAAAATGATGGGCGGCGGTAAAGTCAAAGCATACAAGAAAGGCGGATCAGTTAGTTCAGCATCTAAACGTGCAGACGGTATTGCTCAACAAGGCCATACACGTGGCCGTATGGTTTAATCAAGGAGAATTAAAATGGTTGCAAGCGTAGTAGGAAAAATAGGCCGTAGAATGGTTAAGTCTAGAAACACAAAAGGCAAAAGAACCGATCTTGCTAGGGAAAGAGCTGAAAGAAACTTAAATAAAAAAAGAGCGGAATATAAGATGACTAAGAAAGAAGGCAGAGCATTAGCTAAGGTGACTAAGGCTACTAAACCACCTAAAGGTAAACCCATACCACCTAAAGGCGGTGTAACAACTAAAGGCGGCGCAAGAAAAGTGTTGAAAAGATTTGGGGTTCCCGGAAAAATTATTGCCGGCGTATTGGCACTTACTGCAGCTAACCAGCTTAGTAAACCAAAGGCTAAAAAAGCGCCAGCGGCTAAACCGGCAGCTAAATCAGCTAGAAAAGCAGGGCCATCAGGACCTAGAATGACTTCTATGAAAGCTCCAAGTACTGGACCTAAACCTAGAAATAAAAATGTTACTAAAAGACCTAGAAGACCTTCAGGTCCTAGCATGACTGGGTTTAGAAAATAATGAGAGCCTCTCGAGGAATGGGTATAATAAACCCTAAAAAGATGAAAGCTGGAGGTAAGGTCAAAGCTTTTAAGTCTCATATGATGTATGATAAAAAGACTGGTAAGGGTGTAAAAGCCCCTACTATGGCTAAACATCTAGAGCTTAAGAAAAAAGGTTATGGTCATACTAAACCTACTAAGTTAAAAAAAGGTGGAAGTGTAAAAGACGCATGCTATCATAAAGTAAAGGCAAGTTATAAAGTCTTTCCTAGTGCTTATGCTTCTGGTGCTATTGCTAAATGTAGAAAAAAAGGTAAATAATGGCAGTCCGAAAGACAGCTAAAGGAGCTGCTTTAAAACGCTGGTTTAAAGAAGACTGGAAGGACGTAAAGACAGGCAAAGCTTGCGGTAGGAAAAAAGGTGATAAACGTGGTACACCTTATTGCAGACCTAGTAAACGAGTATCTGCTAAAACTCCAAAGACATCTGGAGAAATGACAGCAGCACAAAAGAAGTCTAGAATAGCTCAAAAGAAAAGACTTGGGCAACCGGCAGGGAAGCCACGTAGAGTAGCTTCACTTAGACGTAAGAAGACGACAAGGAAGAAGGCATAGTGGGCAACAAAGAAATTGTAATTAGTTTGCTAGCAGTAGTTAGTGCTTTCGTGAGTGGAGACCACTTAGATTTAATAGAACCTCAAACGCGCACGCACGTGATAAGTGAAGAGTGCACGGTCGTTAGACAAATAGAAAAGGAGATGTAATGGCTACAACAGACACACATGCATTTAATTTAGATCTTAATCTTCTTGTAGAAGAAGCATTTGAACGGTGCGGAACAGAACTTAGAACAGGATATGATTTAAGAACCGCAACCCGTAGTTTAAATTTACTTACAATAGAGTGGGCTAACCGAGGAATCAACTTATGGACTGTTGAACAAGGATCAATCCCACTAGTTGCCGGTACAGCCACTTACAATTTGCCCGCGACTACCATCGACCTCATGAGTCAAGTCATAAGAACTGGGACGGGAACGACTCAGTCAGACATAGCTATTTCTAGGGTGTCAAACCCTACTTATGCATCTATCCCAAGTAAGAACGACACGGGCAGACCGATACAAGTATACATAGACAGACAAGCCGAGATACCTACAGTCACTATGTGGCCTATCCCTAATGACGCAAGTTATACTTTTGTGTACTGGATGTTAAAAAGAATTGATGATGCGGGTACAGGTGTTAACACACAGCATATTCCATTTAGATTTTTACCGTGCATGGTAGCGGGATTAGCTTATTATTTATCCCTTAAGATTCCAGAAGCAGCACCAAGAATACAAATGTTAAAATCAGAATATGAAGAGCAGTGGCTACTTGCTTCAACTGAAGACAGAGAAAAAGCTACATTATCTATAACTCCAAGGAGTTCTTATGTCTAAGAAAGATAAGACTAAGAAAAAGAAGCCTAAGTTAAGGCTTGAAGGTGGAGGAGGAAGACGCAAAGGCACAACATATGGAGGAGGTCGAGCAACGGCACAACTTCCTATTACAGGCAACTTAACTCTTGAACCCTATATACAGGGATACGCAGCTAAAGGAGATTGGGGATCAGACGCCGGAATATCAGGTTATGGGGGCTCACTTACATTTGAGTTTAAAGAAGGTGGTACGGTAATTAAAGACAGAAATTATTTAAAGGGGAAATAAGATGGGATTAGGAGCAGCAAAAATGTTAAATAAAGTAAGACAAGCATTAAGAAAACCTAAAAAAAAGTCTTCTGCGCAAGAGTCAATGAATTATAGAAAAAAATTATCTCGCGAACAGAATAAACGAGCAAAAAATGAAGACTTATTGCCGGGGGAAACAAGACCTAAGAGTAAAGTTAAGAAAAAAGCCGACAAGGTAGAACAAATGTCTGACGCAAGACTTAAACGAGAAAAGCAACTAGCCAACCCATATTTAACTTATGAAGACAGAGCTAAAATTTTAGGCGGTTTTAAAAAAGGTGGTATGCTTAAAAAATCTAAAAAGAATATGACAAATAAACAAATAAAAAACCAAGCAAATGTGCGGCCTATTAAATCCAAAGAAACTTCTGCATCTTTTTTCTTTAAGGATGGTGAAAGACCTGATAAAGATATTAGGGGTACAAAAGGACGATTGGCTAAAATGGAAAAAGCTAAAGAAAAAGCAAATAAACCAGGAGGTAAGAACTATCCAAAAACAATGATGGCATCTAAGACTAGAATGAAACACGGCGGGTCTGTTAAAGGTAAATGCAGAATGGATGGTATTGCTGTTCGTGGTAGAACTAGAGCTAAAGAAAGAAGCAAATAATGAGCAATAAGT